TATCCATCGATTCGGTTTCCATCGCTTAACCTTTTAACCCTAACCATTTTCTAATAATTCTGTTCACTGTTCAGCCTCGCTTTACTGGTTTAACTCAATATACCACTAAACCCCTATTTTCAAAACAATTAACTTAAAATAAAAGCACTGAGGCGCACAGGTTAAACGCATCACTCTACTTGTGGAGATCACAAGGTAAATTCGTTACATCACGAGGTAAAAATAGATGGGACAAGCAATGTCACTAGAAGAGCTAAAAGAAGAAAACGCAGCAGAAGAAGCTGAAAAAAACACGGAATCCCAAGCCGAGTTGGATTTAGATTTAGAAGCTGTGGCAGAAGTAGAAGCTGAAGAAACTGATGCGCCTGGGGAGGCTAATCAGAAAGAGGCAGAAGAAGCTGATGTGGAACCTTGGATGCAAGCCGATGACCTAGCATCGGAAGAAGTTGATAAACAGTTTACGGGGCACGATATTAAACGCGCCAAAGACAAGCTGAAAGCTAAGTTAAACCGTAAGCATAATGAAGAAACCGATGCGTTAAAGCGTGAATTGGAAGAGTTAAAAGCGCAGATTAATAAGCCTACAACTCCTCAAGTTCAAGCTAATAAAAGTCGTGATGACTTTTTGGATGAGTCTGATCCTGAAGCAGCTTACACAGAATATCTAGTAAGTCAGCGAATTGCAGAAATGCAGAAAAATCAGGCGCATGAGGTGGCGCAGCGCGAAACGCAGCAGAGGCAGCAAGAAGCGCAGAGCAAGGTAGATTCAGCAGTTGATCAACACTATGAGCGGGCAGCTAAATTGTCAGCAGAGCGCAATATTTCGGCTGAAGTATATCAGAAAGCAGATGGTGCGGTGAGGCAGGCTATAGAGACTGTAATGCCAAATCAAGGCGAAATGATAACTGATCAGCTTATTAGCAAACTGGGCGAAGGATCAGAAAAAGTTATGTATTTTCTAGGTCGTAACCCTGGTGAGCTGAGAAGTCTGCAAACGAAATTGCAAGAAGACCCAAGCGGTATTAGTGCAGCAATGCACCTTGGCACTCTAAAGACAAAAATAGCAAAGCCTATAGAAACTAAAACTACTGCACCTAAGCCTGCTAAAAAGTTGGCGGGTGGTAATGCTCCTTCAACCGTTGATGAATGGAAGAAGAAGTACGACAAAGCCGATAGTGTCAATGAAAAGGTTAATATTAAAATGGACGCTAAACGTGCAGGTGTAGACACAAAAAAATGGTGATATAAATGTCTTTATCTTCAGGTAAAATTGCAGAAGTTGTTTTTGAAAACTTCGTAGAAACGTATGAGCATCAAATGCTTATGCTTGACCTCGTGGATGCAGAGTCTTACGACGAAGCAAAACTACAAAATGCAGGCAATACTATTTGGTATCCTGTACAACAACATCGTCCTGTCCTTACTGGTTTTGATTTAACTGGTCAAGAGCAAGGCATCATTGAAGAGACTTATCCGATCTCTTTGCAAGACCCTAATAACGATCTTATTGAGCAACGTATTGATGATGTGCGTGATATGCGATTCTGGGAGCGTGCAGGTCAGCAAGCAGGTTATCGTCAAGCCACTGAGCTTAACAAAGATATCTCTGACTTAATCGGCAATACAGGCTCTTTGTATTATGAATTTGATACATCAGCATCAAAGTCTGGCTTTGATTTTATTTCAGAAGCCCAAGCTTTAATTACTGAGCGTCAAGTTTACAAAACAATGGGTTGCAACTTTTTGTTAAACCCTCGTGATACGCAAATTTTTGCTCAAGACTTGGCGGGTCGTCAAACAGTCCGTGGTCGTCCAGAAGATACATGGTTGACAGGTCAGATCGGTTCGAATGTTGCAGAGTTTGATGTATTCACAGGCTCTTTTACTTCTAATCAGGTGGCTACTACAGCAACTACTACAACTACAGCGGCTGTTTCTGAAGTTCCTGAAGGTGGTACTGTAGATCCTACAACTAAGGTTGTAACTAACGTTGATTACCGTCGTGGATCACTCCCTGTTACTTCTTCAGCTGCTTTTTCGGTTGGTGATGTTGTAACTGTTGATAATGCAGGTACTTTTGTAGAGTCTGTTGGTTTAGCTGATAAAACGGCTTCTGGTCAAGCTATGACCTTTAAGGTTGTTGGTATTCCTGATGCGAGTACATTAGAAGTTTTTCCTAAGCCAATTGCGCTTGATGATCCAGCGCTAACAGAGTTAGAAAAAGCTTACGCTAACATCGACACTCAAATCACAAGTGGTGCAAATGTTACAACCATTAACACTAATGGCGGGCGTCAAAACTTGTTCTGGGCTAAAGACTCTATTCAGGTTATGGGCGGCGAAGCTCCTTGGCAGTTGATGAATGAGTTTGGCGGAATGAAAGTTGTTTCTCGAAGCCTTACAAATGGTGTGACTTTGTACATGGTTTATGATGGCGACATCACAAAAGCCACATTCCGTTATCGCTTGTTTGTATGGTATGGCCTAGCTAACCGTAATCCACAGGCAAACGGCTCAGCTGTTACATTCTAATGATAGGGGCTTAACGCCCCTTTTTTGGAGCTTTTATGATTCTTTTATTTAAAAAAGGCGATTCAAAAATCGTCCGTGGTATCTCATGTGATATTTTGCGCTGCAAGCCAAAAGAGATGGATTATTATTTATCTCAAGGGTATGTAAAAGATCCAGGTGACTTAGAAAAGAAGCCTGAATCAGTTAAGGAAGACGTTTTACCTGTTGAGGTGGAAGCTGAAAAAGAAGTAGAAAATGTCGAATAGTGTAAGCAGATTTGCAACTAGAGATGTAGGCGGTTTAGCTGATAAAGTGGATCTTATGCGAGATGCTTATTCACAGCTGCGCATCTCTGGTTTAACTGTAGACCCTACGCCAGAAGACTTGGAAATATCTCTCTGGAGAATGGAAAATATGCTAGCAGAATGGCAGCCTAGAATGGACTTGGGCTATAACTTTGAAGATCAACCAGATCCTAATTCACCTAGCAATTTAAGGCGTCCGTATTGGCATGGCATAGCAACGAATCTTGCTAAACGCTTAATACCTGATTTTAATAAAGCCGTACCACAAGAGCTAATAAATCAAGCTAGTCAAAGCTATTCAGCTATTTCAGGCATGTATGCAAAAGAGCGTATTAATGAGGTTAATTACCCTACTCGAATGCCTCAAGGCTCAGGAAACACATTAAAATACAATCGATGGGCTAGGTTTTACCGCTTATCAGATCCTTTTACGAATACAACAAACTTAACAGAAGCATTCAAAGGGAATATAAATGACTTTGTAGAGCATTACGATGCTTATTTAAACGAAGGCGAAACTATTGATACATATACGATAACGGCTGATGTTGGGCTAGATTTAGTTTCTGATACAAACACTGATGACGAAATACAATATAGATTGAAGTTTACCGGCTCTGATGAAAGAGATGTAAATTCTGTTCGTCAGGTGACAATTGTCATGACTACTACCAGTGGGCGAGTTGAAACACGTTATCGGCTTTTTGAAATATATTCGGAGTAATAATGTCATTTAATCAATTTAAGCTAGATATAGCCTCAGTACAGACTAGAGGAATATTTAATACTTATGTATACCAAACAGAGACCGACACTACAGCCGATGTTCAGGCTGCTGGGTATTTTGCTCAATCTCGTTTTGAATTAGTTGATGGTGATGACTGTGGTGCACTAATAAGATGTTGTTGTTCAAACGGATTTTTTGAGGGGTTTGTAGATGCGAGCGGCACAATAGACCCTATTGATAACATCTCTTCCCCTGTTTGGCCTCCTTTTAGGATTGTGAGTTCTGATGAATCATTACAGGGCGAAATAGATTGTATTGCTGTAGACTGCACATCGGGAGATATTACTATTACTCTGCCGGTTTTGGGTGCGGGCAATTACAATGTCAAAAAGATAGATTCAAGCGCAAATGTGGTTATTCTGGATGCTAGTACAAATGGCAGTACTTTAGATGGCCAGCCGACAAGAAACATAACAGGACAGTGGGATAACGTTACTATCAATTCGTCTTCTGCTGAGTGGTACAGACAATGAGTTTTATTGATCACGATAGAGAGCCAAGAACACTATACATATCTAAAGCGGGCAATGATAAAGCAGACGGAAACGAAAGCCCGATATGTTTACAAACTTTTGAAGAGTTAACTTCGAGAATTGCAGGACTTGTGCCCCCTCCATCTCAAACAGATCAAGCGGCGGCAATAAGCTTGGCTCGTGGTCGCTATGATCCTACTGATACAATTGAGTTTTCGGAATGGTGTCAAGTCAATATGCCAACGGTTACAGTGGCTGATGGCGCTATTACTGCCGCTACGCCAACTTATAAGGCTGCCTCTACTTCAGGTGTAATCATTCAAGGTGTTACAGCAATAGGTGCAAATAGAGCGGCATATTCATTTGACGCAACAAGTCGAAGTGGCATAGAGGCAGACGCAATCACATGCTTGAATGGCGGGAACGCTGTTGAAATTATTAATGGTGCTGCTGGATCATTTATGGAAATTGGTCAATGTATATCCGATGGAGTAAATGTATATATTGATACAAATGGCGATAGGCCGTCGATATGCAACATTAATGTAGTAGATATAGTTGCCAATGGTGCTACAGGGTACTATGTAAATGTTGCAGATGGCATTCCTTGTTTTATGAATGGTAATGGTGTGAGGTTTGCTGAATCTCCTTTTGGCGGCGGAAAGCCTACTACGGGAACAGCTCTACAAATCGTTTCGGGAGATACCATTTCATATAATTATCAGCTTTCAGAAGGTGATATGATTTTAGGTGATGCAAAAGCTACTATTGAAGTCCAGCACCACAAGGATGGCAATATAACTGCGACCGATGGCGACTATTATCTACAGATACAGATTTTAGAAGGAGATTTAACTGCTACTAGCGCTAAAATTGTTTTAAATACTCAAGAGCAAACAGGTAATGTTTTAATTAATGGAACTGGCCCGCAGTCTTCCTTGTATTACCAGTTATTAACAGGAAATTTAGAATTAAACGCCGGTATAAATCAGGCTAAAATTGATCAAATAATTGGGAATATAACAATAGCGGGTGGAACAAATGCTGCGGTTGTTAATCAAATAGGCGGTAATTTGTCAGTGTCTGGCAATTCATTTAACACTATTCAATTAGAGACAATTGCAGGCAATGTTGATTTTTCTGGCGGTACATCATGGGTAGATGCCAAGGCTTTATTTGGTAGCTTAACAATATCATCACCATCAGCCGTAAGACTTGATATAGATACAGTACAAAACGATCTAACTATCAACACTGGGGCTAATGTAAAAGGCGAGATATTTGAAGTCGGCGGCAATATTACTATAGCTGGAATTTTTAATGGATTTATTGATGGAATATATTATGGGTCATGGGTTGAAGGGCAAGAGGTTGCATTTACTGGGTTAAGAAACGGAACTATCCAGGGTTCTTATGATGATGCCTGTTTAGTCTTCACAATAGATACAACGACAGACACTATCGATGAAATTATTGTTGGCTATAAACAGACTAATGTTAACTTTAGAGAGGTTAATTTCCGTGTTGTGAGTCAAGATGGATCAACAACATACTTTGAAGACACCATAGGAACTAATGGTATAGGCCAACAGGCAGAAGCTTTAAACTTAACGCCTGTTACGGCTTTGCCTACCAATCAGGTTGTTACTTTGGTTGTTCAGTCTGAGCGGCAAACTGGCGGGCAAACAACAGACGCTAACTGCCAAGTTAATATTACGAGGGTATAATTATGCCAGCTAAATCAAAATCTCAACTAAGAGCTATGTGCGCGAAATCAAAAAGCTTATGCGATGAATACAAAGTAAGCAAAGCGCAATATAAAAAGCTACCTGAAAGGGTAAAGAAAAAGAAATAATGCCAGATCAAGCTCTCAATTTAATCAAAGGCGATATTATAGGCAATGAGACCGATTATAGGGACGCATTGCCTGTAAATATGTACGCTATTTATCGCCCTATGTTTGGTGTTCAAGGCTATATGCTTCAATATCCAGGATTAACAAAACTGGGTGAAGGGTTTGGTATTGATCGTGGCGGCGTATGGAATGAGCGTCAAGAAAATCATTTTAGAGTTTCAGGTAGTAATTTTATTGAGGTTGATAAAAACGGCAATTCTACATCTTTAGGCATTATAGGCGGTAGTGATACAGCGTCTTTTGCCTATTCCTTTAACACTCAGGCTATAGTGGCAAATGAAAATTACTATCTCTATGACCCTGTAAACGGATTTAGGCAGATATTAGATCCTGATGTTGGCAATCCTATAGATATAGTTTGGATTGATGGATACTACTGTTTTACGGATGGGGAGAATCTTTATCACACAGATATAACCGATGAGGAATCTATAGATCCGCTTAATTATGGTACTGCTGAATTTATGCCTGATCCTGCTTTGGGTGTAGCCAAGACACAAGATAATAAGTGGATGGTTTTCGGCAGATACACAGTAGAGTATTTTAGAAACGATGCAAGCGCAGATTTTTCGTTCAGTCGCGTTCAGCAAAGAGCAATTAAAATTGGGATTGTTGGCACGCATTGCAAAGCAGAGCTGGGTGGTAACTGGTTTATATTAGGCGGGAGAAAAGAAGAAGCTGTATCTGTGCATGTGCTTGGCGTCGGTTCAGCGCAAAAAGTTGCGACAAGAGAAGTAGAAAAAGTTATAGGAATATACTCAGAAGAACAGTTAAGAGATTCAGTAGTGGAATCTTATGAGGAAGATGGTTATAGCTTTGTTATAATTCATCTTCCTAATCATACGCTTTTGTTTAACCAAACAATTTCAGGATCAGCGGGAATTGATAATGCATGGACAATACTTAAGACCGATGTAAAAGGAAATGCTACATATAGGGCTATTCATGGCGTTTTCGATGCTCGTCGCGGTGAGTGGATTTATGGAGACAAAAGAAACGCAAATATAGGTATATTGGATAGCAAAGTTGCTACCCACTATGATGATATAGCTGAATGGCTTTTGTTTTCGCCGCTTTATTATTTCGATTCTCAGTCTATTGATCAGATAGAAATAGAAACAATTCCAGGTCATACAACCTCGGATGAATCTATTGTTGATTTGTCCATGACTTACGATGCTGTATTTTATGGAACCGCATACGGTGAAGAGTATGGTATGCAGAATGATTACAACAAGCGCTGGTATTTACGCAGGCTTGGTTATGTTCGAGACTATGTAGGTTTTAAGTTGAGAGGCGCTTCACGTTCTCGAATGGCTTTTGGTGCGGGAAAGATAACTTATGGTTGATGCAATTGAGCGCTTGGAAAGCCTATCGCTGTCTGCAGTAGAAATCAAAGAGCTTACCGGATGGCCGCCTGCCATGATTGAGGATTATCTAAATATACTTAGAAACATAATCATTACGGCTACAGAAATAGATAATAATGCTGAACAAATTATTATTAACAAAAACAACAT